TAGATGAAATTCCAACCTTTCCGACTAAAGATACAGTAATTGGTTGATAGTTAAAACTATGAATTCCACTTCCAATAGATGTTAAGTCAACGTATATTCCCTTATCATAATCTGAGGTATTAGTTCCACCAACTCCAGCGTTAGCAAGTTTGAAATTATTATTATCTACGACAATCACTTTATATTGATTTGAAGAACTTAATCCACCGATCTCTGTAGATGAAGATTCATAAGTTATAATTTCCCCATTTGAATATCTGTGATCAACAATATTAATCGTATTAGATGCAGTATTAATACCAGTTGGATTAACTGTTAATTTTTTATTTTGATATCCAGATCCGGGATTTGTTATATTAATTGATTCTAATACTAATTTTTTATTAAAAGACTCTAATTGATGTTGCCCCATTCCATGAGAGGTTAAATCTACAGTGTTAATACCGGCAACTGCACCTGCTTCATCTTTATGAAGTGTAACTGTCTCATCATCTATTTTACGAACATAGTAAGCAGCTGAGGTTGTTATTCCACCAATCCCCTCTTGTCCACCAGTAAGGTAAATTACTTTCTCTACGTTTCTAAATTTATGGTATGTTCCAAATCCAATTATATTTGTAGTGAGTCCGACTCTTGCAGCCGCTGATTCAGCATTAAAGAAGGGTGCATGAGTTTTTAATTTCATACTAGCAACAGCAGTTGCGTTTGCACCGCTACCACCACTAATTTTAATTAAAGGAGTTTCTTCATAATCAAAACCCTCATTTAATACTCTTATTTCTTTTAAATCTCCAGTTATACCAGCATATCCTGTGGCACCAGTTCCAACAGCATCAGAGATGTTTAGAGTTGGTGGATTAATGATATCATAATCTGATCCAGAAGAAACAACTTCAATATTATCAATTTGACCATATCTAACTAAATCATTTGATTTATAATTTAATATCTCAACACCATTAACTAATATACCGGTAGCACCGGGTTCAGTTTTTGTAATTATGCCATCATTAGTAGGTGGAGCAATTTCTCTTAAAATTTGTTGAGATTTTAATTTCTTATCTCTAAATTCATATGGTTTTATTTTATTATTTGTAACTATTGTTTCAGTGTCTATAGTAACAAATCTATCATTAAATAAATTTGCTCTACTTGTTGCCAATCTAACAGTTGTTGTGCTTCCTTGAACTCTTTCTATGAAGTAAAGACCCTCTGGAATAAGTTGTGATAAGACAACTGTTCTAAATGCTGTTTTTTTAGTTCTAAAATCAGTATACTCTTGAACTTCTTTCTGAGGAGTGAAATAAACAGCATCACCAGTCCTAAAACCATGATCAGTTGCAGATGTTATCTGAAATTCTGTTCCAACAAAAGTTCCACTAAATGTAACTTCTCTATCTGTCGTATTAAGTGCCTCTGAGTTATATGATGGAATTGAAGACGAAGCAACTAAAAGTTTATCACCATCTTTGTATGTGTTTTGTATATTAGTTGAATATATTTGACTTCCTTCAAAATTATTAGTTAATACTTTAAGTATGTTTCTTTTAAAAGTATAAGTATCTGTAAGTGATAAAAATCCCTGACCTCTTATAGTTAAAGCTGTTGGCGATGATATATCAATAACGGTTGTTGATTTTTGTACACCATCTGCTCCGGCAATTTGTGCAGCATCACCAATTCTAAAGTAATGAAGTTTAGTTAGGGTTATTTTATAAGTAAAGTCTGAAGCATCTAATAATTGTATCTCAGCAACATTATAAATTGGTGATGTGTTATAGAACCAATCTCTAGATTTAAATGATTTATCTCTAATACCTAAACTTTTGATTCTTGCAGTATCATTTCGAGAATAGTAATAAGTATTATTTGGATAATTTAAATTTTTTAATACAGATGTAATTTTAACTTTAATTGTTTCATTTGGATCTTTATTCGATGCACCAAAAGCATAGGTATCAATTCCAACACTACTGGTATCTGATATTATACCAACTACATTTGATACTCCATGAAACTCGTTAATTGTCTTACTAGTATATGATACGATTCCAAGCGTTGCATCATTATAATAAACATCAATATTACCAGAATGAGCAAATCCTACAGTTGAATCAACATTTATGAAACTTTGTCCAATTGCAACATCTCCAATAACCTTAGTGTTGGCATGTACAGAGAATACACCATACATAGCACCATCAACTCGTAAATCCCGATTATAACCGGCATCCATGGACATTTTATAATAAGTCTCACCGACACCTACCTCTATCTTTTCGATGTTTGTAACAGGTGCATATGCCCTTGTAAGGTCTCTGTAAGCGTCTTGGAATAGTGTTGCTTGTTCTAGATCTAATGGGTCTCCTTCATATGCAGTCACCACTAAATCGTTTGTAATTCTAAAATTAGCGTTTGATGGAGTAAAAAGAAAATCTTTTGGCCTTACAATCTCAACTCTCTCATTGTATAATGCACCAAATAAAATTTCAAATGATCTGTCTGTTCCTTTACTTGAGTAAAAATCTTTTGCTTGTTTTATGAAAAGATTTTGATTTAAATCTGATGAAAGTTTACGATCCTCAAATCCGGGTAATAGTTGATTTTTAGTTTTTCTTAAAAATTCTTTTAGGAAGAGAATAGTTAAGTTTTGAATCTTAGATCCTTCACGAGTTATTTGACCGGTTCCAGAGTCGTATAAGTTACCCTCATGAGAAGCTGCATCTGTTGTATTAAAACTAAGTTCTCCATTATTCCCATCTGTCCTATAAGTTGTAATACCACAAAAACCCCTTACACATCCAGTAAATGATGTTGCAGTTTTTCCAGTGTATGTAATTATTTCATTATCAATTTTTAAAAGACCATATGAATCTGGAAATCCATTTGTTCCATTCGGAAATGCCTCTACCGTGATTGTCTTGTCATATGGAGTAATGTCAGCATTTAAAACTGCTTCCTCAGTTAATCCAGTTTGTTCATTGATTTTAATATACTTATCAATATTCGTAATTAAATCAATAGGAGCACCTTGAAACTCCTGTCCCTGATAATAAGATTTTAAAAACTCAGATATTAACGGAAAACTATCCCTAACGTAATTAGGTAATTGACTCTGAACAATATTACTAAGCTTAACTCTTGAAACTGTCATTTTATCTTATTAATTTTTAGTAACCGCCACCGTAGCCTCCGCCACCACCTGATGATCCTCCTGATGGACTTGGTGATGGAGATGGAGATGGAGAACTGGATCCACTTGATGAACTTGTGGTTGTTGTAGATGTTGAACTTGATTGAACATAAGAGATTTCTGATGTTGCTGTTGTTGTAGTTGTTGTTATGACTGGACTACTTACATCACTTCGACCACCAGCACGAACTAACATGCCATTTCCGTAACTTGATGATACAATATAGTTAGATGCTGAAGGATCTAATCCAGATGAAACCTCATCAATAACAGTTTCAAAATTGCTGTTACTTATATCTAGTTGCAAATAAAGATCCTGTAATCCGATAACATCATTAGAATGTGGAGATGCCTCAAGTTCAATTATAGTTTGACCGTCTTTAATCTTACCAGACACGATATTAACTGGATTTAAAGTTATAATACCTTTAATATAATCAATTGTACCAACATTTCTTCTAACAATTACAGGTGATGTTGAGTTTATACTTGGTAAAGTAAAGAAAAACAAACTTCCAGTCTCTCTATCAGTATTAGGAATATCAGTTACATATAAAGGTTCACTAATTCCAGATACAAAAAATGCTGAAGACTTAATATTATATCCATTCATACTGTTTATATGAAACTGATTACCATAACCAATTGCATATTCTGCAAATGAATTTAAAGCAATTCTTAAATCTCGTCTCATCTTGATAGTCGTGATATTGGAAGTAATTCCTTCTTGACTTTGATCTATGATATTTAAAAATTTACTATACTTAAACCTTGCTCCATACTTATTTAATTCACTTGATTCAGCATATTTTGTTGCATTTGATTGAACAGAACTTGAAACATCAGCTGAGGAAGGTGCTAAATTGCTATTATAGTAAATTTTTGAGTCTACTTCGATGTAAAGATACTTCAAATCAAGAATTTCTGGAACAATTCCTGCTACAGCATACTTTTTCAACCTTAATCTGATGTTTTCTTTGATTAAATTTGGTAAAAAGTCTCCAGTTCTTGGTTTTATACTAATAAAAACCTTTCCATATTGAGGAGGAACTAAATCTTCACCTCCAAAAACAGAAATTGACTCGGTTTCTGGGTAAATTTTAGTCGGAATGAGTGTTTCATAGTCATTTGATGTTAAAGCTCTGTTCTGAGATGCATAAATTCGAGGTGCAAACTTCTTAATTGAGTCCACACTCTCAATTTGTTCACCACCAGATGCAGGTAATCCGGTTGTTATTAGAGAAACACCTGATGAAACAGTATATTCTGTTGCATTTCTTGTATATGTTAACTTGCCCGCAAACTGAAAATTACGAACTGCATTACCACCGTCACCACTTGACACGATATAGTCAACTTCTACAACGTTTCCTTCATCTAATTTCTGCCCAAATATACCATCTCCAAAAAATATCTCATATCTTTCATCTTCTATCTCCTGTAAGAAGAAAACTTTCGATAAAGGAGTGATATCGAAGAGACTATCTTGAGAACCATACTTAACTCCTGCTGTTGAAAATGAATTATTCTTAACTCTTACCTTAATTAGACTTGTATCAATGCCAGTATTTGGTAAAATAAACCTTAAATTTGGATTTGCAGCAGAATTTGTGAATTCTGAAGTCAAAAGTGTGCCTTCATATATGGAAATATTGTTAAATCTTGCAATTCCGTCCTTTACAGGCACTGTAATGTCTTCACAAATTGAAAAAACGAGTGAAGAATTGCCAAAAGCAGAGGAAGTTGCTGCAACAGGCCCTTTATTAAGTGTTAAATTTGATGGTGCAGGGGTAATATTACTACAATCTACGAAAAAAGTGACGGTGGCTCTTGCTGCAGTCCTTGAACGAGGTAAATATCCAATATTTCTTGCTAAAGA